CGGCCCAGGTGTTCATGTCGGCGCTGCGCGTCCATCCGCTGGCGCTGGCCACATAAATTCCGTTGGCTGCCTGGGCGGTTTGATTTTTAACCAAGATGCGGTCGCCCGCAGTCAGCGTGGCAACCCAATCGCCACCAGCCTGGACAGCCAAGCCGGACAACGTGATGTTGTTTGTGGTCGCGTAAACGCATGACGCTTTCACGTCCAAGCCTTGGGCAACCGAATCGACGTAAGCCTTATTTGCAATGTCGGTGTCGGACGTGGGCGACGTGGCCACCTGGCCGGTGACGGCGTAAATGCTGGTGAAATAACCGGCTGCTGGCGCGATTCCACCGATCACGGACGAATCAATTGTGCTGTCGGTGATGGTCAAGCCCGATTGAATTGGATCAATGGGCGGGAAAAACAAAGTTCCCGCGGGGCCGACGAACGAAATTAAATCAAACGTCGGTTCAGGTTGGAAAAGCCCCTGAACCGGTTTGATGTTCGTCGTGTTCGTAACAGCGGTGCTGTTCGACATGGCGCCCCCTTAATCTGCTTGGCAGGGGGTAATGTAAAGTGTGTTTGTGCCGCTGCTAATCCCTTTAATGTAGAACGGGCCTTTTGGGGCTGCGATCACAATGGGAAAATTCATGCTGCCAGGTAACACGAAGGAACCGGAATTGCCGGTGCTGGCAATTGTCGGCGTCACCAGGTTGGCCGATTCAGGCGCCATCGTGACGGCTGCTTTGTCGGTTCCGGTGTTCAAAAGAATCACGTAATTCGTTTGATCGTTGGTCGAAGGCGTAATCAGCAAAGCCGCTGACGCCGATGAAGTTAAATCAAGCGCATAAGTTGGCCCGCTTGGCCGGATGGCTTCAAGATTTACCATTTTTAACCCTTTCCCGTGTTTTCAAAATTATAGTGCTTACCATAGAAAAAAAGCCACCCTTTTTGGGGGCGGCCCTTTTTCATTTCATGCCCGATTAAGGCAAGAACGTTAGGTCGTAACCGTAAATAAACACATCGGCGGTGGCCGCTGCGCCCTGGGCGGTAGTGTTTCGAATATACAAGGGTGTGCCTGTAATCGAATCGGTTGAAGTTGCTGCGGTCACAACCACTTTGGCGCTGGTGCTGTTGCCGGTCAACGCGTAGGCCGACTTAACAGCCGTGCCGGTGGCGCCTGGGCCGGTGTAAACAGCAAGTTGCGCGGTAGTCAGGTCAACGCTTGCATTGGCAACGATGATGCTTTGAACGCTGACGTCACCAGCCACCAAAATGGGGGCGATGGTGTCGGCGACAGAATTCAAGTTAACACCTTGGGCCGACGCAATCAGGCGCAAAGCCTGGTTGGTTGCCAAATTCGTTGGGGTGTTCGTTTGGGTTGATGCTGGCCCTGGATTGCTCATGATTTTTTCCTTAAATTTGTTTAATGAAGGGTGGCCGAAGCCACCCCGCTTTTTTTAGGCTGCAACACGGCAACCAAGTTCAGGGTACAAAGGCGCCCAACCATATAACACATCCAAACGCGTAGGAATGGAATCGTTATTAATTGTATATTGCCTCACCACACGGATGGAAAGCCCTAGGTCTTTGTCGGACGCACGGCCCGCAAAGTGAACCCCGTCGGGCAATTCGAGATCGGCCGTGGCCAGGGTCGCAAAATTCTTGTGGAAGACCAAGTTTTGCGGGCTGACTGTGCCGGTATTGTTGAAGGGCGTCACAACAGCGGTGGCGCTGGTGGTCTGCACAACAACGTTTTGGAATTGGCCGCCGGTGATGATCGCGGGCGATACAGTCACGGCCGTGCCGCCACCAGTTGCCACGGCGGTGGTTGACTGCACAACGAAGTTGCGAAGTTTGCCGGAACCGTAGGCAGCGCGGTTTTGGGGGTTGACAGCAAACACGCCAGCGATTTGGATAACGTCGCCTTGGTTCAAGGTCAATGCAGCGGATGCCACCAGGGTGACAGTACCGAATTGCGCCCAACCGGTGGCAATGCCAAACGAAGTGGTGTTGGTGGCCACGGACAAGGTTTTACCGGCGTAAGAACCAAAAGTTTGGTTCACAACGTTTTGATCCATGTACCAGTTCATACCAGCGGAATCGCGGCCCATCATGCCTTTGGTGTATTGCTTGCCAATCACGTCGGAAGGAACAAACAAACCTTTCAGGCTGTCAACAATGGTTGCGGAAGTGAAGGGTTCCACCACGCATGAACGGCGGCCGTCGCGGGGTGCGCCTTCGCTGTCCAGGTATGCACCGGCAGTCAGGTATGTAATCAAGCCAGTTGGGGGCGTACCAGCGGTTCCAACAATGTTGGCCACGTTGTTTTTTGCCATTGTCAGGCCGTCCAAGTCCATTTTGTTGGCGATGGCGGCAACAGCGGGCTTCAACACGCGGTCGCTGAACATATCCAAAGACAAAGCCAAATCCTGGGTCGTGAATTGTGTATCGACGTGGAATTGGGTGGACAAAGTAACTGGCACGGAAGTTTCGTTGAAGTCTTCAACGTTCAGGGCGGGGCCAGTTGTGCCGATAAATCGGCCAGGACGACGGACGTTCAAAGTGTTACCGATTTTGGCGCCGGTGACAGCAAATTGGTCGTCGTATTCGCGGGTGACGTTATTTGTGAACGTCAATTCGTTTTCTAAAACCATCAATGCTTCATTGGTGATTTTTGAAATCGTCAGTAAATTATTTCCAGACATTTTTTTTTCCTAATTGAAAAGGGTTTAATTGTCAGCGAATCTGCCTGTTTTGGCGGGCCGCTTTCCATTGGGCAAATGTACCGTGGAAATTGCCGTCGGCATCCACGTTGTTGTCCGTCTTGGAAAGCGCACCGCGAATCGGGCTGATTGGCGCTGGCGCTTTTGATTTCACCGCGGTCGATTTCACATCGGGGGCGCTGGCTTTGGGGGCGGTTTTCTCAAACTGCACCTCAAGTCTGCCGATTTGTCGAAGGGCTGAAATGACTGAATCTTCGCCAAGTTTCCTAGCAAAGTCGGGATTTTCGGCCAAGTGATAAAGGATTTGTGGGCCTACATCACTATCCATGATCGCGTCGCGCACCGGATCAGATATTGATACGTCGCTTGATTGAACCATGTCGTCTAAATCCGGCAATGTGCTTCGCGCTGTATTCACGCGGTCAGCCCAGGCTTTTTCAAATGTTTGCCTGGCTTCCGCGGCCTTGCGGTCTTCAACTTGCCTATCCCGTTCCATCATTCTTTTATCAGCGGTATATTCAGCCAACGCTTTCGCGTATTCGAACATATCGTTGAATTCTTCAGGCTTGGGTTCCGGCCCAAAGTCGTCCTGGGCTTTCGCCTGGGGGTTGGCTTTGTTTTCCAGTTCCTTCAGCCTGGCTTCCAATGATTCCCTTGCTTCGCGTTCCCTTTGGGCTTCGGCTTTGGCGGCCTCGCGTTGCTTGGTTATCTCTGAAAAGCGCCTTTCGATCTTCGGGTTCGCCTTGCGTTCCTTTTGATCGTCTTCTACGGTCGCCTCATTCCCTTCCCCGTCTGAATCACTCTGATCGGCCTTGGTTTCCGGCTCGTCGGCAGCGTGGGTTTCCCCATCGGCTGCTGGCGCCGCGGTGTCTTCCGGCTTCGCGTCAACTAATCCAAGTTTACGGGCGGTGAATTCCGCTAAATTGTCACTTGTCACCAGGTTACCGGCGACACGTTCTTGCACTTCGGACATACGTATCCCTACGAATCAACCCAATGAAAACCCATTGGTAGGCTTTGGTCAATTGTTAACCGAAATCATTTGTATTGTCAACTATTGCGGCATTCCCATCGGCGGCTGCATTCCAGGCGCCATTTGGGGCTGCTGCTGCGGCATTTGCGGCGCTTGGCCAGGAATCCCCGACGCCATATCCATTTGCCCAATAAACGGGCTTGAACCTTGGTGAATATCTTGGGCCGCCACTTCAGAATAAGCATATTGTTCGGCGTTCATTTGGTCAATTTTCCGCACCAGGTCACCTGGCGACATATTGGCCAACAACAATTTGACAATCGCTTCAATTTCCGTTTTGTTTTGGCTGGTGATCGACCTGGTGTTTTGGTCGTTGACTTTGACTTCGGCCATCGTTTCGGTGTTGTGCGCCCTGGCAATGCCTTTGATAAGTTCGCGGCGGGTTTCGCCTTCCTGGCGCACACCCTCTTTGGTCATGCCATATTTTATGTCCAAGCCCATCATTTGCATTTGTTGTTGTTGCTGCTCGACGGTCTGCTGCAATTGCATCAACTTCATTTGGATGGCTGGTGGAATCGGTGATTTTTCGTCGATCTTGGCCAACGGGTTCATGGCGGCCAGGCGGTCGGCGATAACGTCGGCGCCAGGGAAATCCATGTTGCGGAACAATAGGTCGCCAGCCACCTGGAAAATTTCGCTTTGCGCCATCATTGGCATCATGGCTTCCACGGCTTCCATTCGCTTGCTGTTGTAGCCTGGGCCGGTATCCATCACCACGTCGTAAAGCCCAACGGTAACGTCGTTCAGCACTTCGCCGGTGGCCTGAAGGTCGTTCAGGGTTGTCAGGTCGGGTTTACCGTCCACGCCAATGTTTCTTAACACGCGTGGGGTGTAGTAAATCTTAGAGATCTAGTCTACGATGCTTTTGTCGGAGTTCTTGATCGAACGCGT